ACTACTAAGAATGTGGAAGATATGTCCGCAGAGGATCTAATCAGTGAAGTTCGACGAATTCTCGACGAAGAGCCAGAGTTGGCTAAAGTCATTTCTTTCCCAACCTCTTAAGTACCTTGATCTAATCAAGCGAAGAGAGGGGTTGGTACTAAAGTGGTACAAAGACTCCCTCGGGAAAGTAACTGGTGGTTATGGCCACTTGCAACTCCCTGGGGAAGACGGACCGATTACCCTAGCACGAGCAGAGACTTGGCTAGAGAAAGATAGTAAGGCAGCCTATGATGCAGCCCAAGGGCAAGTATCTCAGCTGCCTTTTTGCACTCCAGAGCTATTCGATGCCCTCGTTAGCGTCAACTTCCAGCTGGGTACAGCGTGGACGAAGAAGTTCCCCAAGACGTGGAATCTTCTGAAATCCGGAAGGTTTGATGAGGCTGCATGGGAGGCAGAGGATAGCCTCTGGGCTAAACAAACCCCAGTGCGCGTAAGGGATCTCCAACGGGCCCTGTGGCGTGCATCAACAGTAGGTGACAAGGTGGTCTAATGGATACCCAAGAGCGGCTACGGAATCTAGTCAGAGAGCTGGCGGAGCGGCAGAAGTATTTCCGCATGAACCAGTACACTCCTTATGGGTGGCAAGAGAAGTTTATCGCAGCTTCCTCGAACTGCGCCCAGTTGCTGGCTATGACTGGTAACCGCTGTGGTAAAACCTACACCGGGGCCTTTATCATGGCCTGCCACCTAACCGGTCGCTACCCTGAGTGGTGGACTGGTAGAAAGTATGATCGTCCAGTGAACTGCTGGGCGGCGGGGATCTCCACGGATACCACTCGGGATATTCTTCAGTCCGAACTACTAGGTGACTGGAAGAACCCTGAGGCTTTTGGAACGGGGATGATCCCCAAGGAAGATATCGTAGAGACGATTCGTAGGGAAGGTAAACCCGGATGTGTGCAAGCAGTAGTTGTTAAGCATGCCTCCGGGGGCCTCTCGTCCCTTATCTTCAAGTCCTACGAAATGTCCCAGGACAAATTCATGGGTACTGCCATCGATGTTATCTGGCTCGATGAGGAATGCCCCAAGGATATTTATACCCAGTGTGTAACCCGGACGGCTACTACTGGGGGTATTGTATATCTGACGTTTACCCCAGAGCATGGTCTGACGGAGATCGTCAAGGACTTCCTCCAGGATCTTAAGCCTGGTCAGTTCCTTGTCCATGCAAGCTGGGAAGACGCCCCACACCTCAGTCCAGAAGTTAAAGAGCAGCTACTCTCTGTATACTCTCCAGCAGAACGCAGGATGAGGGCCGAGGGTGTTCCTATGCTCGGATCTGGTGTAGTCTTCCCCATTCTGGAAGAGAAGTTTGTATGTGAGCCTTTCCAGATCCCCGACCACTTCCATAGGATCATCGGTATCGACCTCGGGTTTGACCACCCTAACGCTATCGCCTGTGTTGCTTGGGATCCTGAGAAAGACAAATACTACCTCTATGATGAGAGAAGTGAGAGTGGTGAGACCTTGGGGATGCACGCTGATGCTATCTACCTGAAGGGTGGTCACCAGATCCCGGTAGTTGTCCCCCACGATGCCTTTAAGCACGATGGAGCAACCTCTGGTCGTAGATTCGTAGACCTTCTTAAAGATGACCACAACCTCAATGTAGTGTATGAGCCCTTCAGTAACCCACCGGGTCCTGATGGTAAACACGGGGGTAATTCTGTAGAGTTCGGCGTTAACTGGATGTTGACCCGTATGGAGAATGGTGATCTGAAGGTGTTTAATACGTGTACGAACTTCCTAAAAGAAATGAAAATGTACCACCGAAAGGACGGAAAGATTATCGACAGAAACGACGATATGATATCCGCTACCCGGTATGCCCTGTTGATGGCTTCCCGGCATGCACGTCCTGGTGCTGTACGAAACAGTGGATACTACAGGAGTGATACTGCAAAGTTGACCCCTGATTGGTTTGGGAGTATTGTCTAATGGCTAAGCGTCGTCGCAAGATTAAGCCTATGGATGATGAACAGGTACTTCGTCATCTAGACCAACTTGTTAACGACGCCCTTGATTTCAACTCTTCGGAACTTTCCAAGCAGCGTTCTGAGGCCCTGAAGTATTACTTCGGAGAGCCCTTCGGTAACGAGCGCCCTGGGAAGTCCGCGATTGTATCTAGGGACGTTCAAGAGACTGTAGACTGGATTATGCCTTCTCTTATGAAGGTATTCACGTCAGGCGGTCAAGTAGTTAAGTATGAACCTCAGACTGCCGAAGATGTTGAACAGGCAGAGCAAGAGACTGAGTATGTGAACTACCTCTTCATGCGTAAGAACGAGGGGTTCAAGGTAATGTTCGACTGGTTCCAAGACACTCTGATGATGAAGACCGGTGTTGTAAAGGTCTATGTAGAAGAGGTCCTGAACCCTACCTTCGAACGATTCTCTGGTCTCTCTGAGGAAATGGTAGCGGATATCCTGGCTGATCCAGACACTGAGATTCTAGCACAGAGTGTGGACGAGGATGGAACCTACAGTATTAAAATTCGCAAGGACAAGAAGAAGCGAGAGATTAAGGTCACCTGTATTAAGCCAGAGAACTTCCTGGTTGATCGGTTGGCTACCTGCATTGATGATGCACGCTTCCTCTGTCACCGTGAGAAGTATACCGTAAGTGACCTGCGGCTCTTGGGTGTTCCCGAGGATGTACTAGATGAGCTTCCATACGATGAGTATGAATTCTCTGATAGTCAGCCAGAAAGGTTGGTACGTGATAACTTCGATATGACTGGCCAACTCCAGTACAACTCTGGGGATGATGCTGAAGCCAACCGTGAGGTATGGGCCTCCGAGTGCTACACCCTTCTGGACGTAGATGGGGATGGTATCTCTGAGTTGCGCCGTATCCTGTACGTGGGCGACTACATCATCAGCAACGAGCCTTGGGATTGCCGTCCCTTCGCTGACCTGAATGCCTATCGAATTGCCCATAAGTTCCACGGGATGAGTGTCTACGATAAGATCCGAGACATTCAAGAGATCCGTTCGGTGCTCATGCGCAACATCATGGACAATATCTACCGGACCAACCAAGGGCGATCTGTAGTCCTGGATGGCCAGGTTAACCTCGAAGACTTGCTGACCAACGAGGCAGCGGGTATCGTTCGGGTTAAGGCCATGAACTCTATCATGCCTCTGGAGACCCCTCAGCTGTCTGGGGAAGTCTACGGTATGCTAGATAGGCTAGAGTCGGATAGGGGTAAGCGGACAGGTATCACTGACCGTACCCGAGGCCTAGACCAAAACACCCTACACTCTAACCAAGCGGCTATGAGTGTTAACCAGTTGATGACTGCTGCTGAGCAACAGATTGACCTGATTGCCCGGATGTTTGCAGAGACTGGTGTTAAGCGTTTGTTCCAACTTCTGCATGACCATGCCATCAAGTACCAGAATCAGGAAGAGGTCTTCCAGCTACGAGGCAAGTGGGTTGCTATTAACCCTGCCAACTGGCGAGAGAGATCCGACCTGACGGTTACCGTTGGTATCGGCAACATGAACAAAGACCAGCAGATGCTCCACCTTATGCGTATCTGGGAAATGGCCCAGGCTGTAGTAGGGGGTGGTGGTCTTGGGGTCCTTGTCTCTGAGCAGAACCTTTACAATATCCTTAAGGAAGTCACAGAGAACGCTGGGTACAAAGACCCTGATCGCTTCTGGACTAACCCGGATTCTCCTGAAGCTCAACGGGCTAAGGCCATCAGAGAGCAGAAGGAAGCACAACCTAAGCCTGAAGATATCAAAGCCCAAGCTGATGCCCAACGTGCCCAATCGGACGCCTTGGCTAAGCAAGCGGAGGCCCAGATGAAACAGGTAGAGGCTCAGATCCGACTGGCTGAAATCGAACTGAAGAAGCAAGAGGCTGTCCTTCAGCAGAGAGAAATGGCCCTTAAGGAAGCGGAACTACAACTTGAGCGTGATCGTTTCACTTGGGAACGGGCTCGTAACGAAGCGGAGTATCATCTTGAGGCTACTCAGGCTCGGGCTGCTTATATCGGAGACGGTAAAGTACCTGAGACTAAGAAGCCCTCGAAGGCAGTGAGGAAATAATCTTGGGAGAACGTTTTGGCTATAGTCTAGTGCTGTCTGATGCGGCACAACAGATGGTACGTGAGAACGTTCTTCCTGAGCTTTTCCGTATTGTCCAAGAAGAGATTGAGGGAGAGTGGAAATCTACGGCACCTAAGGATTCAGAATCCAGGGAGGCCATCTACCACGAACTACATGCCCTCAACCGCGTACAACTTCGTATTCAGGCTATCCTGGATTCGATCACTCTAAAGGAGTATAAGTAATGGACCTTGAGAATCAAGGCATGGATGAATTCGAGGCAGCGGAAGCCTTCGGAGATTTGCTAGGTGATGACCTCCTGGCCCCCGGTGATGAAACCGTGGATGGTAAAGTCGTAGGGGAAGAAGAGGAGGAAGAGGTAGTAGACGAAGGTACTCCAGAGGACACCGAAGAGGTTGAGTCCGAGGAGGAATCAGAAGAGGGTTCTGAGGAAGACCCCGAGGTTGAGTCCGAGGAAGATCCTGAGGATAAACTCTTTGAGATCCCGATTGGGGATGAAGTCTACGAGGTTAACTTCGAAGAGCTTAAGAGTGGCTACCTTCGCAATGAAGAGTTTGTAACTCGACAAGCTGAACTAGAGGATCAGTATGCAGCTAAATTCGAAGAGCTTGATGCTGAACGCTCTAATCTACTGGCCGAGCTTGAGCAGTATGCTGTTACCGCTATTGCTGGTGCTAATCAGTATGACAATGTAAACTGGGAGCAGCTTAAGGCCCAGGACCCAGAGAAGTATCAAATCCTTCGACTGGAAGCCCTGGAAGCCCGAGATCGAGCCCAGGCTCTTATCAAACGCCGTAACGACATTAAGGCTATGCAAGAGAAGCGAGCCGAGATTGTCCACTCTGCCTACGTTAAGCGTCAGACAGAGCTAGCCAAGAAGCTTATCCCGGAAATGACTACGGATGAGTCTTGGGGTGACAAGATTGTGTCCTATGGCAAATCGATTGGATACTCCGAGGATGAGATCCGAGGGATATCTGATGCCCGCCAACTGGCTGTACTCGATGCAGCACGTAAGTGGGCTGAATCTCAGGTCCGTCGCAAGGCTGCCCTAGAGAAGAAGGAGGAGACTGAACTACCTGCCGCAGTTAAACCTGCTGCTCGTAGGGCGGAAGCCTCAGAGGGTTCTAAGCGGGTTAAAGCTGCCCGCGCTAATCTGAGGAAAGACCAGTCGGTTGAAGCCGCTGCTGCTCTCTTCTCCTCTCTCGATATTTTCTAATAGAAGGAAACGTAACTTATGGCAACTCCAACTAATGCCGTCTCGACTGTAGAGATCAACGGTAAGCGCGAAGACCTTATCGATATCATCTACAACATCGCACCCTATGACACCCCGTTCATGACTGCTATCGGCAAGGGCGTAGCTACCGCTATCACCCACGAGTGGCAGACTGATGAACTCCGCCAGCCGGGTAAGAACACCCGAGTTGAAGGTGAGGATGCAACCATCAAGGCTGGTAGCTTCACCACCATGTTGAACAACTACTGCCAAATCTCGGACGAGACACTGCAAGTCACCGGTACCGCAGATAAGGTCAAGAAGGCTGGTCGTAAGAACGAACTGGCGTATCAGCTGGCTAAGAAGTCGAAGGAACTGAAGCTGGACATGGAATACGCCATGGTCGGTGCCCCTCAGGCTAAGATCCAGCGTAACACCACTACTCCGGGTCAGATGGCAAACATCTTTGCCTACTACAAGACCAACGGTTCGGTAGGTGCTAACGGTACCCTGCCAACTGGTGATGGTTCCGACACTGGTACCGCTGGTGACCTCCGTCTTCTGACCGAAGACATGCTCCTGAATGCCTCTGAGGCTATCTGGCGCAACGGTGGTCAGGCTAACTCGATCCAGACTTCGAGCTCGATCAAGAAGGCCATCAGCAAGAACATGAAGGGTCGTGCAACTGAGATCACCCTGGATGCCTCGGACAACCGCATCGCGCAGACCGTGGACGTCTACGAGAGTGACTTCGGTAAGTACACCATTCGTGCCAACCGCTGGTTCCACGAAAACACCATGTTCATCTTTGATCCGAAGATGCACGCCCTCTGCTACCTGCGTCCGTTCTTCCAGCATGAACTGGCTAAGACCGGTGACAGCGAGAAGCGCCAACTGCTGGTTGAGTACACCCTGCGTGTAAACAACGAGAAGTCCGGTGCTCTGATCCGCGACGTTGTAGCCCAGGTCTAACCCAACGGGGCCCTTCGGGGCCCTTTGTTTCCCCTTAGGAGGTACATCATGAGTATCCAATCGACTTATGCAATTGACGAAGACCTTGGGCTCTTTATCCGAAAGGATACTCAAGATGTTGAGTCAATCCTGTCCGCTAACGCCGAAGAGCGCCACTCGGGTGTCAATAGCAACCGCAAGGATAATATGCGCAAGGTAGCAAGTATCCCCCTGGTTGTAGTAGAGGCACTACGGAATCGTCCCATGGCTGAAGGTGGTCCCATCGATCTTAACCTGATTGGTTGTGACCCAGATCATGCCGCAAGATTTACCCGTTGGCTTAATGACCGAGATAACTATCGGATGCGGACCTCTGAGGCACGGGTGTAATGAATGGCTACGATCAATAACGTAACTGATCTCGCTATTGCTGCTATCCAGTGGTCTGACCGTCAGGATCTTACCCAAGAACTTCTGATGTTGTTCATTGGGAACACTACTGACCGTCTTAACCGATTGCTACGAGTGAGGGAGAACGAACACTTCGAAACTCTCATGGCCTTCGGTGGTGGCATTGAGATCCCTGAGCACTTTGTTGCTCTAAGGTCTATCACGGGTGACTCTCTTATCGGTGGGCGTACTCTCCAGTACATCACCCAAGATATCTTCACCCACTATGTTAACTACAACTACCAACCTCAGGGTGTAACCTACTACACTCGGTTGGGTAACTTCTGGCGAGTATTCCCCGTTGTTCCTGACGGTGCCCCGTTCATTGTGAACTACTGGACTGTACTCCCGGAGCTAAGCCTCGCTAACCCAACGACTTGGGCTCTGACGAAGTATCCGCAGATTTATCTCTATGGTGTCCTTGAGCAGATTTATCTGTACACCATGGATGAAGCTCGGTCCCAGTTCTGGGGTCAGAAACTCGAACGGGCTGTTATGGAACTCCAGAACGAGGAGAATGCCGCTGACTTCGCTAGCACTCGACTGGCGATCAAAGACATTGAACGTTAAGGAGCTTCAGATGCCTATCTTTCTAAAAACCCTCGCAATCAACCTTCTGGCTACCCTTTTCCCAACCAAGGTAATCGCTAAGTCCATTGTGACTGGTGCTAAGGCCCTGGCGGAGAAGACTAACTCTAAGGTTGACGACGAGTTCGTAAAAGTCCTGGAAGACAACCTTAAGGAGAAGACGGAGGATGCAACTTCTAACTGATAACCTGGGCAGCATCGTCAGTGCCCTGGTCGTATCCTCGGTAGTGACGGTAGGTTCCTCGGTTGTCGGTCAGAATGTTCATCAGGCTCTGCTTGAAAGAAACATCCAGGCCACGGAGAAGCTCACCCAAGCGGTGAGCGATCTCCAGATTTCTATGGCAATCTTTGGGGAGCGGTATGTCACCCGAAAAGAAATGAAAGAAGAGATAAAGGAGGCCAAGAATGGGTCTTGAGGTCGCAACTTATATTAACCAGTTGGTGCCTACGAACCCCACCGGCTCTGATCTGAAGTCCTTTGGGGATGACCACCTGCGACTCATTAAGAGTGCTATTAAGAATACCTTCCCCAATATTTCTCAGGCTGTCACTGTAACGGCAGCCCAGCTAAACGCAGTCGCTGATACAACCCAGTATGTTAAACCTGGGATGGTTATCATGTGGGCTGGGTCACTGGCTCAGATCCCAGCAGGTTGGAAGCTTTGTAATGGTGTAGGGACTACCTCTAATGGTATCCCAGTCCCCAACCTCATTGGTGCATTCCCCTGGGGTATCGACGGATCTTCCCAGGCTGTAGGTACTAGAGGCGGTAGCGCTAACATTGTATGGGATGGGTTCACTGAAGGGACTGCCCTTACCCTAGCCCAAATCCCATCACACACCCACACTTGGAGAACTAGGGGTGCTACTACCCTCACCGGTTCTGCGGGTGACTCGGGTGCTCTGACGGGAGGCTCTGGTAACGCAGCCAATACCAACCTTGAGACTGGCCCTGCTGGTCAAGGTCAGACTCACAACCATGCAGTAAAGATCAACATGCCGTTGGGTAATATCCCACCGTTCTGTTCTGTGTTCTTCATCATTAAGAACTGAGGTATACAATGGCCCTAGAGAGACAAGAGGTCAAGAACCCTACGGGGATTGTGACCGATATCGCCCCCGCTGACCTGCCACTGGAGAAATGGTCCTTCGGGAACAACGTCCGGTTTAAGAACGGCAAGGCTCAGAAGGCTCTGGGCCATACGCCTATCTTTGATACAGCCCAGGCCCCAATCTTGGATATGTTTCCTTTCATCCGGAATAACATCCCCTATTGGCTCCTGTGTTCTGAACAAAGGTTGTATCTAGCCGACGGGACTACAATCATCGATGTATCCCCAGGACCTTACGCTGCTAGTATAACTAACAGGTGGTCTGTAGGGTCGTTCAACGGGGTAATCTTTGCTAACGATGGGGTTAACCCCCCTCATCATCTTCCACCGTCAGAATCAACCTTTAGGGTACTTCCTAACTTCCCAGCGAATACTACTTTTAAGAGGCTTAAGTCTTTTAAGAACTTCCTGGTTGGCTTAAACGCTACAAGTAACTCTGTAGAAATGCCACAGATGGTCTGGTGGAGTACCTCGGCTGATGCTGGTGGTGTACCCGCTTCTTGGGACCCAACGGACCCTACTAAGGATGCTGGTCAGAACACCTTGGCTGATACCAATGGTGCTATCGTGGATGGTGTGAAGCTTCGTGACTCCTTCATCATCTACAAGGAAGACTCTGTATACTCCATGCGGTATATCGGTGGATTGTTCATCTTCCAGTTCCAGCAGTTGTTTAACGACGTAGGTATCCTTGGGCCCAACTGTGCAGTAGAGTTAGATGGTAACCACTTTGTAGTAGGTCACGGTGATGTATATGTCCACAACGGTGTGCAGAAGCAGTCTGTTATTGATGCTCAGGTCCGTAAGTTCTTCTTCTCGGATATTAACCCTGACAACTATCAACGGACCTTCGTACTTGCAGACCACGTGAATACTGAAATGTGGGTATGCTACTCTTCCACTAGGTCTGAGCCAGGTAAGCACTGCGACAGGGCTATCATCTGGAACTGGAAGGAAAACACTTGGAGTATCCGAGACCTTCCCAACGTTCTCAGTGGGGCCTATGGGATCATCGATCCTAAGGTGTCTAACCTCTGGGATGACGATCCGAACCCCTGGGATACCGATACTTCGGTCTGGGGTGAAGGTTCTTATAACCCAGCAAAGTCCAGTATGATCTTCTCGTCTTTCCAGGATAAGAAGCTGTTCCTGTTTGGTAACAACTCTACATTCTCTGGACAGAACTTCGTTAGTACCCTTGAGAGGTCTGATATCTATCTTGGGGATGACCGAATGATGAAGACCGTAAGTGCTATCATTCCACACATTACTGGTAACGGTACTTGTAACATCTGGGTGGGTAACGCTCAGGTACAAGGTTCTGGTATTCGATGGAAAGGCCCTTACCCATACCGGATTGGTCAGGACTATAAGATTGACACTAAACATGTGGGCCGGTATATAGCCTTGAAGTTCGACTTCTCTTCGGAGGGGGACTGGTACTTCAATGGATACACTATTGAAATGGCCCCGAAGGCAGGTATGCGATGAGTCAGAAGTACAGCCCTTCGATTCCACCACAGGAAGAGGAGGAACTGCTGCCCTTCCTTAATGAAGAATTCGTTAGGGTTGGACAGACTCTTAATGACCTAGCTGACGGCTACTGGGGGGTCTCTATGGAGCCCCCTAAGAAGCTTAAGCCGGGTACTGTAAAGTATTTTGCCCCCGGAGTGGTAGGTCCAGTATCCGGCATCTATCATTACGATTTAGATAACCAATGGAGACTGGCAGGTACTAAACCCAAGGACCTACCGGGGGACTTTATCCTATTCACTCCACAGAACAACCACCAACCAATGGGGACTTGTGCCTATCGGATGAATACTGCTAAGGATGAGGTGTGGATCACCATGCTTATGTCTGGTGGTAACTATACAAATGGGGCTACGGTTTTGGATCTACCCCAGGCGTACTGGCCACCTGCTGAGCTATTTATTCCAGCCTACTCCAGCATCATCCCAGCACAAAGTACCATTACTTATCCACCTCCGTCTGATCCCAACGCACCTCCGTTGGATCAAGTCTTTGATGTTCTCAATAGGGCTACTATTCAGACTGGCGTGGTTAACCAAGCGATGTTTAAGATTACAGCCAATGGCCGTGTTCTTATCCAAGGAATTCCCCAAGGAGCAGTCTTCGGGGGTACATTCACATTCCCCCTGGTGGTGACTCCATGATTCATTTGATTACTCGTGAGAATATCGACTCCCTTCCGACTGTAGCCCCAGCCCTAGCCCGTGCCTTTAACAGGACTGACCTAGGTAAATTCTGGGACTTCGAGCATCTGGTACACGCCCTGGTTAATTATGAAGCCTATGTCTTCTACCAGGAAGAGAGCGGGTACGCGGGAGTCATCCAAGTATCCCAAGCCCCCCTGGGCAACATCCTACACTTCTTCTGGAGTGGAAAGATGCCTGGGAATGAAACCCCGGTAGATTACTCGGAGGTAGACGACTTCCTCGGACAGTTCGCCCAACGAGTTAACTGTCGGTTTATCCAATGTGAAGGTCGTCGGGGCTGGAAGCCTACCCTAGAGAAACTCGGGTATACCGAAGACTCCGTATCCTTCTATCGTGAGGTAACTCCAGATGAACTTCCTCCAATTTAACGTAAAACGACTGATGGGGTTTGATGTAGAGGATGCTCTTGATTCTCGGGCCTACAAAGGTGGTAGTAAGAAGCAAAAGACCACCTCTGTCTCTACACCCTATCAGCAAGGTAACTATAATGAACTACTCTCGGGTGCCAGTGATTGGCTACATAACGGGGGCTTTGACCCTAACTATGGGGGTGACCCGAACTTTGACCCGGTGGCTGACCAGAATGCTCTCCAGCTTAGTGGCATCGAGGGGCTGGGTGGTCTCGGGGGTGCCCTTCAGTCTCTCCTGGGTAGCTCAGGTGTTAGCTCTCTGGCTGATTACCTTGGTCCTTACGATCCCAACAAAACTGGCTTGGCGAACGCCATTGGTGCAGCCAACGAGCAGATGCAATGGGACTTCGACACTACGGTACGTCCAGACCTGCGAGCAGGGGCCACTAATGCTGGTCAGTATGGGAGTTCCCGAGCGGGTGTAGCAGAAGGTATTGCTACCGCTAGGTTGCTCCAGAATCAACAGAATAACGCCTCCCAGTTGGCTTTCCAAGATCAGCAGGCTTACAACCAGAATAGGTTGAATACCCTGGGTAACCTGTCGGCTATTGCTAAGGGCCTCGGCTCTGGTAATGCCATGCAGGTAGATGCTGGTAGTATGCTTCAGAACCAGGAGCAACAGGAAATCAACGGGGCTCTACAGAAGTGGGCCTATGAGAATAACGTCAGCCTCAACGACCTACTCGCCTATAAAGAGCTTATCTCCGGCGACATGGGTGGAACCAATGTCACTACTTCCTCGGGTGGTAGCAGTGGTGGTGGCCTCGGGTCTGCCCTGGGTGCTCTCGGTGGTGCTTCCCTGGGTGCTCTCTTCGGTGGTCCAGCTGGTGCTTCTGTTGGTATGAACGCAGGTGGTAGGGTAGGGGGTCTGTTGTTCTAATGGCCTCTTTAACTCAGAAGCTGTTCACCATTGGACAGAACATCGGTGGTGGGCAGGAGCGGGTACAGTTGAGTCGTCAAGGCTCCTACCGCCCTGTCCACCTGGGGTCGGGACTAAGTGAGGAATCTAGTAGTGGACAATCAAACCCTTTTGGCGCAATGGGCGGAGCAGCACTCGCGGCTCTCCTCGGGCAAGGAAGTGAGCCTTCTTCAGAAGCAGTACCAAGCTTTTCTGTCGAGGGGGCTAGGGGAGCAAGCGAACGAGGCGCAGCGGAAGTTGCAGCAGGTATGGGAGCGGGAATGGGCATTCTTCCTAGCGCAGAAGACCTCGGCTTTGGACAACTCCCAAAGTCAGGAATCCTAAGTAACCTATTTTAAAGAGGTACTAACTAATGGCAGGTATTTTTGATTGGGCTAGCTATATGGGTCCTAGAGGGTCTACCTCTGTAGTTCCCTATGCTGCTTCCGGAGAGTATATCCCGAGAGGTACTCCTGCCGCTGAAGCTGCTAGAATCGCTGGTCTACTCGGTTCTGATCCTATCCCAGGGGAAAGACCACCGGCTGTAAGACCGGTCTCTGGGGAGTATATCCCACGTGGTAATCCAGTATCCCCTGCTTCTCGTGTTGCAGGTATCCTTGGTTCTGATCCTATCCCCGGTGAACGTCCTCCTGCGGTAAGAGGCAGCGTAGTCGGTGGTGGCTCGGGCGGTACTGGAGGTGGCTCAGGCGGTGGAGGTGGTGGAAGAGGGGGTAGTGGTAAGAGTGTAGTCCCTCGGAATATGAAACAAGTGGGTCCTGCCATTAGAGAAATCTTTGGTGAACGTGTAGCCCCAGAAAGACTCACTGGACCCCAAGCTACAGCAGCAGCTGAAGGTGCCGGAGGTGCAGCAGGTAGAGGTATCCTTGGTAGAGCCTTGGGTGTCCTTGGTGGCCCTGTTGGCCTAGGTGTACAGATGGCTGTAACCCCAGGGGAACTTGCTCCATCTGAGCGTACCCGAGAGGAAGAAATCTCTCAGGCTCAACAAGCTGTAGAGAATATGGGTCCCGAGGTTGCCCAGAGTGCTAACCAATGGGCCCAGGGTGTAGGCCAACGTGCAGCCCAGAACGCCACAGGGGGCCCTACGGGGGCTGAACTCCTGTCCTATGGGGTAACCCCTAACCAACCCTCTATCGAGCCTGATATCGCTCCAGAGGTGGCCTCTGCGGCTGGTGCTGCTGTAGCAGATGAGGAGGAGGCTAATCGTCAGGTTATCCAGCAGGGTGCAGCCGAGGGTCTTCGTACTGGTGCTGTAAGTCGTCCTGAAATGGCCCAGGCTGTAGTTGAAGCTGATGCCCAGAGAGAGGGTGTAGAGCTTAAACCCCAAGAGCTTAAGAACCGGGTGAACGAAGAGTTGACCCAGATGAGGACTATGGACAATGATGACCTGTCTCGTTATGTATCTTACGCTCTCATTGGTACTGGTCTTCTGGCTTCGGCCCTAGACAAGACTGGTAAAGCCGGGGATATGTTCGCTGCTTCCTATGAGCGTCAGCTGGATCGTAACCTACAGGCTGGGATCAACCAAGAGAAGATGGCTGCCGCAGCTGCTGATCGTCAGATCAAGGAAAAGGATTTGGAACGTAAGGTGGCTAAGGATTCTGCTGATGTACGCCTTGGTGAGGGGAACCTGAAAGTTAAGGAAGGGACCCTTGAGCAAACCAAGCGTAAGACTGAGGGCGTCCTTGATAAGTGGGTCAACCAGGCTGCTGTAGATAGGGCTAATCTGGAGTTGACCCGACGTGGCCAAGACCTGGCTAACCAACGGGCCCAGCTACAGGCTGAAACTACTCGGCGTGGCCAGGACATGGCCCAAGAGAATGCCCAGCTAGGTTCTGCTGTACGACTCAAGACCGCTAGGATTAGCGCTCAGGCACGTCAGGCAGCAGCTAAGGCAGCCCGAGGTGAGCCGGTTACTACCAAAGATGCCTTGGGCATCCTCAGTGAAGTCAGTGGATCTCAGGCCTTGGGTGGTAAGAAGTTGGGTAAGACTGCCCAACAGGCTATAGCTCAGACCCTTCGTAACGAAATGAGGGCTAACCCTGGGGCTAACCCTATTGGTATTATCCAGCGGGAGGCTGCTAAGCTTCAACCTACGGGTAATTGGTTCTTTGGTGGTGATCTGGACTATCCTGCCCCAACCCGATAAAAGGTACTTGACAAAGTATCCAAAATGTAGTATAATAGACCTATAGGCTCTTAAGATTCCTTCTTCCTTTTGACTTACTTACTAAGAAGGTTAGTATCCTAAGATACATCTTAAGAGCCTATTCTCTTTCCAGCAACTAGAAGGTGACTTATGGCTCTTTCTCCAGAACTGAAGGCCGCTATTGATGCGGAACTGGCTGAGGTCAAGGGCCTCGACGTAGCCGCTGAATTGGCTTCCTTGAATGAGCCAGAGGTTATCGAAGAGGCACCCCAGGAAGTAGCCCCTGCTACCCCTGAGCCTGCCCCAGACCTGAGTGCCCTAGTAACTCCGGCTGACCCTAATTCTATTAGCTCTGCGATTGGTCGTGGGGTTGATACCATGCAGTCCAACATCGGCGGTACCATTGCTACCCTCGGTGAACTGACTGGCAGTGACTACCTGAAAGACTACGGCACACAGATGGCCGAGGAGAATGCTCAGGAAGCGTCACAGTACGGAACCCCCGATGTTCGGTCTTTCGCTGATATCCAAGATATCCCATCCATCGGTTCGTTCCTAAAGAATAACATTGTAGAGTCTCTCCCTTCGATGGCCCCTGTACTTGCTGGTGGTGCCGCAGGTGCTAAGGCTGGCTCTGTCTTTGGGGCCCCAGGTCGTATGGGTGGAGCGCTCATTGGTTCCTTCCTGAGTTCCATGGGTATCAACGTAGGTGCCCTGAGTAACCAGATGAAGGAACTAGACCCCGATCAAAGCAACCCATGGACCGCAGTCCTCGGTGGTGCTGGTCTCTCGGTACTAGACACTGCGGGTGCTGGTGTTATCGCTGCCCCACTCCTCAAGCACATCGGTAAAGATGGCGCTTACCAGATGTTGGTCCAATCGGGACTACCTAAGCAGACCGCCATTGAGGCTGTAACCCAAGCTGGTAAACACGCTGTAGTCTCTGGTGTGGCTGAAGGTGTTACCTCTGGTGCCCAGCAGGCCCTCCAGGATACCATCGCCTATGATGCAGTAGGGCAGGTACAAACCCCAGAGCAGTTCATGGATAACCTCCTGACGGCTGCCTTCACTGGTACCGCTATGGGTACTGCCGGTGGTGCTGTATCCTCTGGTTTGGACACCCTGGGACGTCATCAGGATTCAGCTGGCTCTGCCATTGTTGATCCTAATGCTCCTGCGGCCCCTCCTAAGGCGTCTGAGCTAGAGCCTAGGGGTACTATCAGGAAGGCCTGGGATGCCCTTGGAAACGAAGCTACGGCCCTCCTGGAGCCACTTGCTAAGGCCTCCCAGATAGCCCGTGAGTTCTCTGAGATCTTTAGGGCTGACATGAGTGGTAAGCGAGCCTCTGGTAAGACTATCTTTGAGGACCAGGAACTCCAGGCAGGTAAGTGGAAATCCGAACTTGATAGCATCTTTGAGGGTAAGTCTTCCAAAGAGATTGACAAGATTATCGCTGATACATCCGCTGGTGTCAACACCCCTGAGGCTACCCGTCTGCGTTCTTTGCTGGATGACGTAAGGAATGAGGCTGTTAACCGTGGTGGCATGTCTGTTGGGACCATCCCCAACTATATGCCCTTTGGGCTGTCCCCTGAGAAGGTTCAATCCCCAGAGTTCCTGAACGATATCACTCCGTACTTCCAGAGCCGACAAGCTGCTGAAGATGCTGTAGCCAACTGGCTGGCAGAAGTCTCGGATGATACTCGTGGTAACACTGCCCCTGAGATTAACCGATTGGTTACTCAGAACCAGCAGACCGGGGCTTGGGAAGTAGACCCACGTTACCGTATCCAGGGTGATCCAGATACTCTACGTGGACGGTTTGCCCAGAGTGATGCAGTACCTAAGTATGGTCAACTGGAAGAGAGCCGGGCCTTTGGTTCCGTACCTCAAGAGATCCTCAATAAGTATTCTCTTAATGATACTCCTAAGAAGCGTCTCCAGGAAATCCGAGATTACTTCGAAGGGGCTTCCCACCGGATTGCCTTTACCGAACGGTTTGGTATCAACGGAGAGAAGGCTAACGCTAAGATCGCTTCTGCTGTAGCTGAGGCTCAACGGGCTGGTAAGCGGGTAACCAAGGAAGAGGTGGATCGGATGTATGACCTAGTGGATGCCTACAATGGTATGCACGGTCGCATCAAAGACCCTAACCTTAAGAAGCTAGCGGCTGTTACGTCGGGTGCCCTCGTGCTCTCCAGACTCCCTCTCGCCGGCTTCTCGACCCTAACCGAGTTCAGCATACCATTCGCTAAGGCGGGGGTTATGCCTACCCTTGGGGCTGTACTCCCAACCATGGGTGAGGTAGTAAGGCAAGCAGCCCGCAGGATCTACAGTGGGGTTCCAAAGTCTGAGACCGGTCGGTTTATGAGTGATATGAACCACACCCTGGCCTCTGCTACCTCTCTGATGGCTGACCGGGTTGGCGCTGAGGTGTTTAACTCTACCATCCAAAAGGTGATCCGTGGTCAGTTCCTCATCAACGGCTTGTCCATCCTAACCCATGTCAACCGAGTATTTGCAACAGAGACTGCCAAGCGGGTCTATCAGAATAACCTGATGGATCTAGCCGCAGGGCTCCCCTTCAGTTCTGCCAATGGTGCTCTGAAGGTTGCTCAGCTTCGGGAAATGGGGGTTAACATCGGTAGCCAGCAAGATGCCCTCAAGTTGATCTCCCCGGCTACCCCATCTGAAGTCCTGATGGCTAACAACGTCAAGATCTTGGCCATGCGTCGGTTTGTAGATCAGGTAGTCCTCGATCCCACCTTCGCTGATAAGCCTATGTGGATGAGCAATGGAAACGTTCAGATGTTCTCCCTCTTGAAGGGTTACCCAGCAGCCTATGGTAACATCATCCTACCGATGTTCCGTAGACGACTGAGCCCACACTTCGCTGGTTCTTGGACCAACGCTGGTATGGGTGCCGCAGGTGTAGCCTTCACTCTTGGTCTGATGATGAGCCTGGGGTATCTCCAGGATGAGCTTCGTCAACTGGCTAAGTTCGGTGGGTCTAGCCGAGAGGATACCCGTAGTCCAGAACAACGGATGATGGACGTAGTGATGCAACAGATGCCACTTCAGGCTTCTATGATCTACGACATGCTGACGGGTTACCGTCGAGGGACTACCCCCGCAGAGGTACTATTGGGTCCAGTAGCTGGTGCTGCAACTGAGGGTGCTATGGCTGTTGGTAAAACTATCGCTTCGTTTGGGGATGACCCATCCGCAGGTGAAATCTGGAAGTTCTTGTATAAGCAAACTCCAGCACGTCCTTTCGTTGCCGGTATGGAAGCGATGGAAGATGCTCTGGATCTTTAAGGAGAAGTAATATGGCAACTTATGTAGAAACTGATGCCGCTGGTCCTGGTGGCCGTGCCTACGTGGTTGATGTGCCAAAAGTCTTCCGACGTAATGCCGATGGTGATCTCATTGAGATTACCTCGGATGCCGGTCGGGTAAATACTAACATCGTTACCGCTACAGAGTTCCTCCCTGACTATTATGCAGCTAAGGAGAACGCAGCCCTGGTAGTAGAGAACGTTACAGCCTCCTTCCCGGAGAACCCCTCAGAGGCCGTTATCCCCTCTGTCCTGGTCAATACCCTCGTGGGTGCTCCTGGGGAAACCTCGGGTGGTAACCGTGACCCTGGCCACGTGATTGGTCTATTCTCTGAGACCATGATTGAGGCACCTTGCGGTACTGCCTTCGGTAGTGAATTCCGAGTAGACCCTCGTCGGGAACACCTGGGTGTTTACGTGGCTATTAAGCACGTGATTGGCCCGGATGACCAAAACGGTGGTACCATCGGGGATTACATTATCGAGCAGTTTGATGACATGCGTGGTCCTGTGAAGAATATTGGTTCTCTTCAACAGAACTACCTGGACCCCCGACTGGTGACTACTCACCTCGGTGGTAACGTTGTCAACACCCAGCAACTAACCCAGAACATTACCCTTACTAAGCAGCAGTCTGGTTGGTTCTTCATGTCTCAAGGGACCACGGATATCACCGTGACTCTTGGTCCAGATGTAACCCCAGGTTGTCACTTCTACTTTATCCAAGGGTCTACAGCTAAGATCAAGTTCGCTGTATCTCCGGACAAGGCTTGGTATGCTAAGGGTAATCAGACGGAGACTGATGGTCAATTTGGGGAATGCACTGTCCGAGTGTATCCTTTCGGTGGTACCGTGGGTACCTTCAAATCGGCAGTTTAATTAGGAGTTAGATTATGGCAGGTTATATCGCTGACAACGACGGCAACAGTGTATTCGTTATTCAATCGAAGGCTATTGCTGTTCGTAATGAGGATGGGACCCTCCGACAAGTCATTGGCCCGAAAGACTTTGAGCCAGTGAAGTGGGAGGATATTGAGGGGAAGCCTAAGCTTCTGGAGGTGGGTGCTAAGGCTAGTGAGGCTAAACCAGGTAACTGGAAGCCTAAGGCTAGCGAAGTGAGTGGCCTATATGAAGCCATTGCGGCTTCCATCCAGGATAAGATATCTGAGATCCCCGTGGCTTCCTATACGGATACTCACGAGGCACTCGTGGATAAGTTCAATACACTACTGAACGCTCTCCGGAGCTAAAGAGAAGGCCCCAAGGGTATAATCCCAAGGGGCCTTTTTTTTGGTTACTCGACGGGGTGGTAGATCGGGGTATCCTCTGACACCCTGTCTATGTAGTCCCGGATGAAGCAACAGCTATCCTGTAGGTTCTCGAAGACTACAGGTAGGCTTTCTATTAGGCCTATATACTGAACCCCCATCCCTTGCTTGCTCTGTTCAAAGTTCCTCCAACTGAACCAAGATTTGTACTGGGGAAAGTAATACTTACCAACTTGCTTCACTCGATATTTCATAAGGAACCTGCCCAAGATAACACTTCGATGAGGAGTCTGGATATTTCTCCCAGGGTCAGGAGTAACATCAGTCAGCTATACCCTACATAAACCAGCAGGGCAAACAAAGCTGCTACCGCAATGTAGGTCCAAGGGAATCCACCTTTATCCTTTTGATCTTTCTGCATAACCCCTCCAATCCCCGTAGAATACAGAAGCCCTGAGGTCTACTAGGTCTAGCATCCCTTCGAGGAATTCAATCTGTCTTTTAGCTTCTTCAGCCAGTTCTTCAAAGGAAAAGGCCTTCGCCTCAGCCTTCGCAAGAGCGCTTTGCGTCTCTTCAAGTGCTTTCTCCAGTTCAGCCTTTGTCATAGTACACCACCTTGTCACTTCCCCTGAGAACATACTCAGAATCAATAGTCCAACTCATGGTAGGGCATTTGATTCGAATCATCTTCGGAGTAAAACCATCAACTGTACCAATAGCTAGATGGGAGGAGGTGTTCCTGTGGACCAGGAAGACTACACTGTCCCCTACCTCTAGCTTACGTCCCACTCGATCTTTCATAGATTACCCCAAGATATCCGGAAGGTGAACGCTGGGGATGTAGAGGATCTCCAGGACTTCGATGGAATACATCCCTCGCCTAAGACCCTCCTCAGCACCCCCTTTCCCAAACTTCATATCCAGCCAGAGTTCTGCGGAGATCGGCGTCTTAAACGCCAACCCCCGTTGACCGAAGTCATGCTCAGACTTAATGTAGTACAGGTCTGGCAAGAACTTACTCACAGGAACTCCTCCACGCTCATCAGTTTGAGGTCGTACTCTCCATCCTTGTGGTTCCGGAGGAGGGCTACACCTCGCCAATGGTCGTTACCCTGAGGACCCTTGTAGGATTCATCGTGGGTGTAGAAGCTACCGACTACAAGCCCGTGGATTCGCTTCTTGCCTACTGCCTCGATGTGGTACTTGAATCCCTGTTCGTGGCCTTGGACGAAGCTGCGCTTGATCTTATTGAGGCGATGCTCGGCACTCCCGCCGTATGGCCGACCACTGTTGGGATTGTAGAAGTAGTGGGCGAAGGCGACACCTTCGATAACACCCACGTCGAGGAAATCATGGACAATCCAATCGGACAGATCAAAATGATCGTACCCAATAAAACCTTGGAGAGCAGGGTTAGAGTTTTCATACCGCTTGATACGCTCCTCGTGGTTTCCGATGAAGAAGTGCATTTCCGGTCGGTAGATACGCTTCTTACAACCCGCCTGATGCTGCTGTAGGCGGCGAAGAGGATCGAGCAGGACTCGCATCGCATCATTACCCGCTTGAATATCAGCGAGGACTCGTCGGCCTTCGATCTTAGCGGTACCACGGTCGTAGCTAGACAGGCTGGGCATGTCCCAATGGTCCCCAATATGAACAATTCGCTTGGGGCGGTTACGTGCGATCCACTCCCCGAGGTTACCAATGTGGTCGATGTTAACCTCGGATCGAACTTGAGTGTCCGCAATGACGAGAGTGTCTTCATTATACTTCTTACTCATTAGGGAAGGACTCCTTGAAAGTCTCTAGAGTAAACCAGCGGAATCCGTTACGTTCGGCCCATTCCGCCATAGTTTGCTTTGTGCCATCTTTACGCTTACTAAGCCAATGGCAAGCTGTGTTAGGACGCTCGAAGATAAACACAAGTTCAGTATCTGGGGGGAGAGCCTCCCTCACCCAGATGTACTTAGATGCCTCAGACGCCTCTTGGAAGTACCCCTTGACCTCGACCAGCAGGTGCTTCGTCGATCCACAGGGTTGCAAGGTCGATACCCTGAAGTCTGGCTTGTACTTGTGCTGTATGACGTATGGTACCGGGGACGGTTTGAACTGCATCCAAGGCATCGTCTCGTGGACGATCTTCTCGGTTTCGCTGTCGTACTTCGTCCCAATCAATGACTTCAGTTTGGGTCTGAAGAATCTCCCCTGCTTTGCCAATGAGCCCTCCTTCTTGAAGCTTACGGACAACCGACAGTGTACTCTCAGTGAGGATAGAGTTAGACCGAATCAGAAGCCAGATCCAATCCCCTAGGCACACCCGGAACTCCGGATACTTCAGTTTGATACGTTGGATATGGGAGACAACCTTTTCAACTTGGTTGTCAGTTAGGGGCTGAGAGTGATCCAGAAGAGGGTCTAGGACTCGGTTAAGAGTAATACACTTCTCTTCCTTATCAAACTCATAAGACTTTGTGCGGTAGATTTGAGACTTCAAACCCAACCGATTTACAGGCCAACATGCGATCTCACATAGGCCTACATCAAACTCTGCTGGGTGGGAGTGAGTAGTCACGACGAGGTTGACGGGTAGGTCAACACCAATGGATTCCCACACATCAAACCCCGCAGGATACCCATCAGGCTTATCTCCAGTCCTACACCGGACCTTCTTGTGGCCAAGCTTGTTGTAGAACCGAGTGACCTCTACCTCTAGGGTATCATCATCACAGGGGATCAACCGTGGGCCGAACCGGCTACGGCGAGTATCAGTAGGGTCCTCCACGTATGGCCTACGGACATAGAGGTCGATATCCTTAGGTGCAACCCCGTTGTCTGCATCCCTGAGAAAACCCCCAGCGACCTTGTAGTCAGTGAAGCCAAGACCTTCGAGGATCTCAAAGAGACCTTCACAGATCCTCTGTGCTTCCTCAATAGAATATTTCTTCATCGTCATAGGGAATCTCCCAATGTTTCTTCAGTGAGCAGTGATACTCGTTACCGGACTGCTGAATATCAAGCCAAGAGCGGTCCCGAATGAGGTAGAGGAGACGAAAGTTTTCCACAAGGTACTCCTTCCAATTATCTCCGTACTTCTGTTGGTAGGCGTAAGCGCAAGCTGCGAAGAGATCCCTCTCAGTAGAAAGCTCCCCAAGCAAATCTGCCGCTGTCTTTGGTCCCGTCCCTGGGAGGCCTGGTATGTTATCCACGGAGTCACCAACAAGGAGTTGCCCGTAGAGGAATGCCGTACCGTTGCCCTCAAGCTTCCATGACTTCTGCGGTTTCTTAACACCATACATTCGCCAAGAAGCGGAGACTGTTCCAAGGCCATCAACTTGAAATGGTCCCAACTCCGGCTGGGAATCTCCACAGGGCCAACTGTAATGGTAGCATCCTGGGACTTGGCGGATATCCTTGTCTCTAGAACACGCTGTAAAGTTAGCTCCCTCTTCAGTGCCTCGAATCCCGAGCCAGTCATCAGCCTCGATACCGTGGAAAGTGATTGCTCCCCACTTGTCCTTAAGTCTGGCTGACACGGTTTCCCAGTGATGAGGCTTTTCAAGACCGATTCGAGTACCCTTATATTGCTTGATTTTCGCAAGCTCCAGCCTAAAATTTCCTTGGCCAGTAAGGTAGATTTCACACTCATCTGCATTCACCCTTTTGATAATTTGTTCGACTTTCTCATCGACGAGCTTGTGGACTTCTTCCTCAGGCCATGGCTTCTCCACCTGGATATCGAAGATGTGTTCCTTCGACATAGCCACGTGGCCTAGCTCATACCTAAGAACGTCACCATCGATACCAGCAATCATCACGTTACCTCTTCTACGACCTGAGACTCTTTGAGCTTCTCTTCCCAGAAGACGCGGAGGGCAAAGGCTTCACCCTTGGCTCGATACTCTGGGTGCTCTACTACCGGATTAACCAGTGCTTCGTAGCCCTTCCAGTCGTAATATTCACTCTCTTGACGTTTGGCCTTGTCCATAGCTTCCTCCGTTAGGCTGTAGCCTGGGGGAAGCCCCAGGTCTACATCGATGCCTTTTACAGAGTAGTTGCTAGGAACAGTCTTAGCCCTTGGATCCAACAGAAGTTCCATTGGAGTCCTCCTCTTGCTGAATGACCAGTTCTAGGGATGCTAGAGCGTTCCACACTTCGTGGTATCGGTGGGGTAGCTTACTTTGGGGGTCCAAAGCTTCACCCTTGTGTCGCTCAAGGAGGTGTCTCCCGAAGGCAGCGTCATATCGCTGGACACCGTTCTCGACGGATCTCCAACCCCCGCGACTATACTTGCTGGCTCCGAAGTTAGCAACTTGTGCCACTGCATATAGAGCCCTCGGGAACGCTTCGAAGATGATTCCAACATCCACCTTGCCGCTATCAAGTTTAGCGCCCGGCTCACCCGGCTTGATTCCATTAGGATCGACCTCTACTTTATTATTAGATGCAGCTGTAGAACTCACCACCCGTACACCCCACACTCTCTCGAATTCAACTAAGCAGTAGGGGCAGCCTGACCGGCATACCCCCGACTCATGATCCGCTAGGCCCTTAGATAGGAGCGTCTTCGTCATCGAACACCTCGTCGAATACATCCTCGGGCTCTTCCTCGGTGAAGGCACCACCGAACAGCGGATCGTCCTCACCGTCACCACCGGATACGATCTCGTGGAGTCGTACACCGCGCAGTCGCAGGGCCGTCATAGTACCCTTGCCTCGTGGGCCCTTTTGGGTCTCGATCAGGATGCCAACTTCACCAGTAGAGCCACCCCACGGGTTGGGGCCATCATACGGCTTGTTGTCCGAGGTCAGAACCACCGGCTTCATCACGGCAGACTTGCGCTCACCGTCTTGCATCCAATCCACGTGCTTCTTCTGCTTTACCTTGAACAGGTACTCGCCATCACGCTCTTGGTATTTGATGGTATCCTTCAGACGGGCATCTTTGGATTCCATCTGTTGGACCAGCTTGTCGGCCTCTTCCTTGGTCGGAATGCAGATGGTTACTTGGTAGACCTCACCGTACTCGGTATCCGGAGTTACGATGTAGGGGAAGATCAGCTTCGCTACCGGGAAGGTGAATCGTTGGGAAACTTTCTTAGACATATCTTAAACCTCTCGTAGGGAAGAAGGTATTATACCACAAAGGGAGCTGAAAGTCAACCCCCAGATGTATCAATGAGTTTCATACCACGAGCGACCAGCGATAGAATCACTAGCCAAAGGACAGTTAACCCCGAGGAGTTCCCCAGCATCCCGAACGCAGACTTCCATCTGCTCACGTAGCGCCTTGAGATCCTCTGGGTGGCATTCCCACTGGCCTTCGTCGTGGATATCCAGGACTTTCCAAGCCCTCAGGTTTAACCTGCGGACTCGCTCATCCAGGAGTACCATTGCCCATTTCATGACAATAGCACCTGCTGCTTGTAGGAGGGTGTTCAATGCCTTATGGATCATCACGTCGCCAGACTCAGAACGTCGCATGGTTAGCTTTCGTCCGTCTAGCCCTTCGAGATAACCCCTCTCGGCTTCCTGCTTAACCCTCTCAATCAGTGCAGCAAGGTCTGGGTTAGCTTCAAGGAACTGGGCCCGGAGTCTAGCCCCGTCTGCCCTGGTGCCTCCAATGATAGTCCCGATCTTGGCATCCCCAGCACCGTAGATGAAGGCGTAGATGAACGTCTTAGCATCATCCCGTGTGGGAAGCCCTGCGGCTATCTGGTTGGCCGTGTGTACATCACCCTCGACCACCTCTTTGGTGTACTCTGGGTTGTTGATGTAGGATGCAAGCATCCGAAGCTCTAGACCAGCACCATCGTAGCCAACGAATACTAATTGGTTCGCTGGGACGTATACCCGGTACTTTCCTACAGTCTTCCACTTACCCTTCTTGAGTTCCTCCACGATGTTAGTGAAGGGCCTAACCCTTTCGTTCTCTCCAATGTCTCGGCGGAGGACAGTCCATTTCCATTCACCGGCATCAGGTGTCCCCTGGAACAACCCTCGGATTTCTGGTCCAAAGGGAGAACGAGCAGCGGGGATATTGACTACTACACGGTGCCTCATTCGGCCCGTAGGTGTTGCACAGGGGTTAGCACTCCCCTCTAGGCGTCCATCAGGCCTCACCTGATCTACCAGCCCCTGCAAGAGGGACCGACGGTGGGCCCAAACCATTCGCTGCATCACCAGCTTGCCCAGGTCTCCCTGGACGGTATCCATCGACTCTTCAGTCATCTTGGGAGTCGTTAGTACCTTTCGTTGCCTTTCTAGCTTTCTCTTGACCTCTCCGATTGTAGTCTTACCAGGGATGATCCCCTGGAGCTTCATTCGGAGTCGTCCAGATTTACTCTGCCGGAGATCCTCAATGTACTTATTCAAGGATTCATTAAGGTCAGATCCACGTAGCTTCTTGCCATCAGTGCCGACAGTAATATCCTTGATGTTCCATTGGTCAGGTATCCATCCCTGATCCAGCATCCAGTCCTTGAACTTGGCAGTCTTACCAAGGTCGAAGGGTACATACTCGATTGCAGAGAAGGGACCAGATACCTCGAAGTGCCCAAGACGTTGCCACAGTGACTGGAGCCTTTGGTTCGACTTACCACTCTTTAGGAATGGCTTGCTGAAGGCCCCAGCCCTTACGATCATCATGGGCATCTGGGGGACGGCCTCAAGGTCAATCTTGAGGATTCGTTCGCTAAGCACATGGATCAGCCACTTGGCCCGCTGAGTCTGGAAGTAGACTCCACGTTTACTCTGGCGGCTAATGATATCAGCTACCTTGTGCTCAACGAACAGTGACTTTCTCCAATCCACTTAATCCCCCTTAAGACGCTCCGCCAGATTTTCTACTACTGTCTCCACAGCTTCGTGGGATACACCCTCCAGGTAGGAGAGGTAGTCCACGGTACCACTTCGGTCCAGCTTCCATTGCTGCTCCAGGAAGGCCACAGCAACTTGCTTGAGCAGGAAGTCATCTACCCGCTCCATGAGGATACTCTTGATCTTGCTCATGTAATCACCAGTCGAAAATGAAGTAGGAACACCCACGTTCACAGGCCAGGTCTACCAGGTACCAGGACAGGTCGATCTTGCGCTGGATATCCTTAACGTCGCTCAGTCCTTCATCGGATAGCTCGAACCCATCACCCCGCTTCTCCTTCAGGTATTGAAACTCCCATTTCTTCTCTTCTTGGGAGGTAAACAAGAGGTCTCGCGGATCTAGCTGGGTATTCCTGTCGATGTAGAAGTCATCGTACAGGCTAAGATCCTTCTCCCGTACCCGGCTATTGCGTTTAGGCGAGTAGGAACTCAGATTCAGGTGGGAGCCTGAGAAGTAGCTCACCCCCAGGAATCCAGCGGGGAGGCTCAGGAATACCCGACGCTTTTCCCGGAGAGTAATCTGGGGACTGCTGAGGAACTTCCGGATGTTAGTCCTTTGTATCTCCATACTCTTATGTAGGGCAGAAGCCATATTACACAGGTACTTACCACGGACATGTTTGGAGTAGCTTACATGGTCACTCATTTGTATCTCCTATAGGGGTAAAGCAACCCCCGGCACCTTAAGGTTATTATATCACACTTTGCTGGATTTGTCAAGACTACTTGTGGAAAACTCTGTCGTACCACTTGTAGAAGTATTGAGCAGAGGTAATCCCAAGGGCACCTCCCCACCCGGACACGAAGATAAACCATCCGATATCCAAGTGGGAGGAGGCTACCGCCTTGATGTAAGCAAACTGAGCCAGCGTGATACACCAAGACACTACGAACCCAGCCTTGATCTTGTCATCACGGAGCAGCTTAGAGTTCAATCCCAGGAGGAATACCTGGAAGAATGCACTCCAGAAGATGACAAGGACTTGTAGAGCTATTGACATGACTCGCATACCTCGGGATCTAGGCCACAGGCACTACCCAAGGGGAAGTCATCAGCATCGATCTCGGGGCCACCCCAGCTACCAGAGAACTCCTTCTCCAGGGCAATCTCCTTCCGTGCCTGATCCTCCAGGCTTTCCTTCTTACTCGCCATCGTTAATCTCCTCCACAGAAACCCATCCACGGACAGCACCGATTTCATTGGCTCGGACGGTCATGGGGTTGGCATCAGAATCACCCGCGAAGAACCGGATGATATCCAACTCGATTCGGTAGAAGTCTGCGTTGAACACCTTGGTGTCCTGGAATCCCACGTTAACTCGATACTTCTTCACTCTTACCTCCAAGCAGTTCTTCCAGATTAGCCAGTACCTTCTGGGCCTTCAGGTTGTCCTGCATGACCTGGGTACGCTCCGCCTTCAGGAGACTGATCTCGTTGTAGATCCGTTCAGATTCCTCCGAAGACTCTTGGATAAAGGTCTTCAGGTTAACCAGCACCTTGTCGAAGGAACTGAGGATGTTGCTGATGCTAAGCTTTCGATTGAACATAGTGAGTCCTCGGGGGCCCGAAGGCCCCTCTTCATTTACTTTTTCTTGCGAATACCTTTGGCCTTACGATCGCCCACCCGACCACCATCAGCAGCGTTAGAAGAACGGCCACGGACGCGAAGGTTAGAATCCCCGTTACCGCCACCATCTTTAACACGTTTGATATGATCGACAACCTCGTCGGTTCCGAGCTTCCTGCCAAGACGCTTTTCCACCTTTCGGCGGGCTCGGTGCCGCTGAGCATCTCCTGACTTAGAGCCCACGCCCGTTTCGCCGCGTCGAATAGCCAGTTCTCTCTCACGCTTGTAGTTCCTCACTCGCTTTTTAGCCAATCTACAGTCCTCCATTCAACAAGCTCTTGCCAAGTCATGCCGAGTACCCGGAGGAGGTAGTTGAACAGTGCGTGACTGACCACTCCATCCTGAAGGCAATACTCAAACATTTCCTCTGAGAACTTGGAGAAGTCGTTGAAGTCACCCTTGTGACACTTCAGGAACTTACCCCAGGCTCCCAGGGAATGACCCTGGGGCCTATCTGGCCAAGTCAACCTTGATGCAACCAAGGTGTCATAGCTTCGATCTGGGGGTATGATAATCCCATGGAGTTTCTCAAGGACCCGGTTGTCGTAGTCAAGGATGTTGTGACCGACTACGAACTTTGCATGGGCGATGATCCTGTAGAACACATCCATTTCCTCGGGCCGGAATCCCCGGACTACCCCAGTCGGAATGTCTACAACAACAGCGCACCAAAGCCTTGTGACCGTATTGAAGAGGCCGTCCCCCTCTAGGTCATAGATAACGTAATCAAATTGGGGTGTCATCGTCAGCAGGTACCTCGTCGTAACTGCCCTCACGCTCAACCAAGCGACCCGTTTCTGGGTTATACTTGGTAAACACTAGGCCAGTATTACCGTAGTTCCTGTCCTTGATTACACGGATTCTGCTCTCGTGCTTCTCTTCCCCGTCAGCCTGCTTGTTCCGCTCGAAGCCGATCATAAGCTGACACCAACGCTGCATAGCTCGGGAGCCGGTGAACTGGCTTTCCTTTACCTCAGCGCCCTCCTCGTGGGTACGATTACCCTTGGGCGGGTTAAGGTGGGAGAAGATGAAGATCCGAAGACCCAGCTCATCGGCCATACCTGCAAGCTCTGTACAGATACGGGCGATCTCCGTGTTCATTTCGGAAGGACTAAGGTGGTTGGTCATGGCGGTCATGTTATCCAGCAGGATAGTCTTCACATCCATGGCTACTGCCCAGAAGCGAATACATTCCTTGATATGATCCCAATCGTTCTGACCCTTATTCTTCCACATGAAGAGCTTGCCACGGAGTTTACCCGCAGCGTCTTTAAAGGCTTGCTCATCCCACTCGATATCCGGTCGGTGGAAGGGCACGTTAGCTACCTTCCCCGCGATATTCTTCAGTGTCATGGCTACCTGCTCTTCCAACAGGAATGTCCCTACGTTCTCCCCGTGCTCAATGCAATTCCAGGCAGCAATCTCGTGGGCCAACAGGGTCTTACCGATGCCAGTACCTCCACCTACCCCGATGATCTCACCATCACGCTGACCGTAGGTAAGGTTGGTTAGGCCTTCCCAGGGGTAGCTCTTGCCCCACTTAGGGGGTTCTAGAGCCTCAGCGTATACCTCATCGACAGTTACGGAGCAGTCCGGGGACTTAACCTTGCTACCGAATCGGATCATCTGGTAGACCTCATCCCCCCGATTACGCATAAGCATGTCGTTAGCATCCTTCAGGGGAAGCTCTACGAACTTACACTCGGGGTACAGGGCACGTACCTTCTCTACTGACTTACGACCCTCGTCATCAGCATCATGGCAATAGATGACCTCGTTGAACCGTTCGAGTACACCAGATTCCTTTAGGAATGCGATATCTCGTCCAGCGGAACCAACACCAGAGGACCAGCTAATGGCTGCCTGACGCAGATGCTTCCACTTCTCGGGCAGCTTCGACTCCATGATCTGAGCCACTGACATTGCCGACAGTTCATCCTCGCAGATGACTAACCGCAGGTGGCCCATATCCTTATGCCGAAGGGTGTTATAACCGAAGGGGTCAACACCACCCTTGGGGCTACCACGATAGTAGAAAGCCTTGGGGTCTAGGATTCGGACGTTAAACGCTCGGTACTCCCCATCGCGGGTGCGTGGATAGTAATGCTCGATAACGTCCTCACCGTTTTCTTGTGATAGACCAACACGTACCCCGTATCGTTCAGCGATTGATTTGCTGATCTTCCGAGTATCGAGGGCTTTAATTGGATACTCAAGGACTTCGTTGACTTCATGGATGATATCCTCTTCGGACTTCTCCCTTCGTTCAGGAACCTTGAACCCTTCTTCGAGAACTTCATAGTGGCCGCAACGGTTACAACTACCGAAGCGGGTACCTTTCTCTTTGTCTACGAACAAGATGAGGTGATTACCTGTTTTATCCCCACCTTTAGCTCGGCAACTCGGACAGGCCGTATCACCGATAATCTGCTTCACTTATTCCTCCATCTGGCTCTTGAGCACCAAGCTCGGTACAGCATTGACGTTACCCGGCAGGGTCTTGTAAGGAGTTGTTACGAAAGTACCGTAGACCTTCTCCAGTTCACGGAGTCGATCCTCGATCTTCTTCAGTCGCTCCCACATGAAGCGAATACCAACAGACTCGTCACAGTACCCACCATAGCTGGTCTCAGGACTATCCGAGGACTCCGGAATCTTGGAGACCTCGATGGAGTCTTGGAGGTGTTGTTGGGAGGCGACAAGTCCCAGGATCTCCTTGAGGAGCATCTTCTGGGCATGTAGCTCTTGGTGTCCGAAGGTGTTCGGGGTATCGCGGTAGACTTCTACTGCTTTGTCTACGGTCATTTCATTCATTATACTGCTCCTTGTCGTTTTGCCAGGTGTGCCTTCCAGTCGCCATCTTGGACGATATCCATCGCCATATGGCTATCCTGATGGTACACCAGGGCCTTGATTCGTTCCCCGTTGATTCGGAAGTCCTTGAGGGTACGATCATACCAACCCGGATAACCCTCCAGGGCATCCAGGTTCTCCAGCATTTCATCCCCCGCTTCGCCCTCGGGGAGTTGCCAGATTTCGCCTACGATGAGGTCAGCACGGGAGGCGAAGGAGAGGATGGGGAAGCCGCCAGCGGAGTACATCAGACCCCGCTCGCAGGATACAGCATTGCCGATGAACTCGGCCCCTTCCAGAAGGTAGTGGTTGTACAAACCCGACAGGAGAGTACCATAAACGAAAACACGAACAGCCATTAGATAGTCTCCTCGAAGATTTTGTTGAAGCCTTTGACGTAGGCCTCCAGTGCGCTGCCTTCAGCGTCCAGCCCTGGGGCGGTGTTGATCTCCAAGACAAACGCTCGGCCAGTGGCGTGCTGGAAGATGATATCTACTGCACCAAAATCCAGTCCAGCTACCTGGATAGCCTCTGCCGCTGCCGACATAGCCTGCTCGGCACCATCACGGTCCATTGCATCGTTAACCCCGTAGACCCAGCCGCCAGCTACGTTACGAACGATGCTTTGTCCTTCGTTGGTCACCATTTCATTGGCAACACGGCGGAGTTTGACTTGGAGAAGTACTACTTCCCCACGGATCACATGGGCTCGAAACTCGGTACGCTTACCGACGATTCCCTGGGTGAACAGTTGTGCCCTGGTGATAACATCCGGGATGTGGGTGTGACCGTAGATGTGTACCGGGTAGTGGCCCTGTCTACGGAGAGCATCGATTGCAGCAACTTCTGCATCGTTTACAGTACACACCAGATGGATACCACGACCGCTATGGCCGTTCAGATCGGTACGTGCATACATGCGACCAGAGATATTGAGTACACCCAAGGCATCTTCCCAGCGCTCGGTCCAACGAGGAATCAGGTGGGGAGCATTGGCCTCGAAGTGGCGGAAGAACTCCAGCTTGTTAGAGCAGCGGTGAACAACTGCCGGGTCGTTGAGGAACACAGGGGCAATATCCCGGAGTCGGTGAGCCTCTGCACCAACGGTACCCCAGTTGATTACCGCAGTACCCGCACGACCCCGATAGGTAGACCCCTCGGAGCGAAGGATTCGAGCACCCAGGGCGTTACGAAGGGCTACAGCACCAGCAGAGGGGCGGGCACCTTTATAGATATAGAACATGGCAAATCTCCTGTTTCTGTTGAGGGTAGTAGTGAAGCCAGCAATAACCCCTGAATTCCTAAGTCAGATCCCATGTACACATCTTAGGAACCGGCATGGGTCGGCCAGGGGTTATTACTAACGCACTACCTTACTCGAAGTAGTCTTCGAAGAGTCGGTCGATAGCTTCCGCAATGACTACCGGGGCCGGTACCAGGAATTCCTCGTCCGGGTTGGCATCATTGAGTTCCTGCTCCTTGACTCGACGGATCGACTGGATCTTATCCAGGGTGTCACGGGAGAAGGGATACTTACGGGTTGCGTCGGTCTCCATCTGGATCACTACTTGACGCTTCATCGTTACTTGGGTCATTTTGACCTCCTATTTATTTTCGATTACACACTCACCACAGATGAACTCGCACTCATCCAGGCTACCAGTGAACTTGGCACCTTCGTATACCGTCAGATGACGATTACGCTGGTCATATGCGGTTGGGATCTTCCCGCAAGAGGCACACCCCTGGGACACGAAGTCCCGAAAGACATGTACGTTATTGAAGGTATGGCCTTGGACCTTCAGGGGGTAGGTGATGTTGGCCGGAGGGGTGTTCCCCGAGGTGCCGCCGACTTGAACCCTGGGTTTAGAATGGGATTTCGTCTCCGATGAGATCGTTCCAATCCTCAACACTGGGGTAGTCTCCCCAGGAGTCGGCCGATGCTTTGGGTCCAGGCAGCTTACCGCCAGATCCTCGACAGTAACCTTGAGATCACGGTCTTGGCCGATGAAGTATGCGTTGGAGATACTCCCTCGGAGGACGGTGTATCCGTGGACCTTGGCGACGTTGATGCCATGAGCTTCGATGAGAAGGTTTTCTTCACGCTCGATTCCAGTGACAGTTCCGTACTCGCTGCCGTTTGCGTAGGCCTCGATCTTGACAACATCGAAGGTGACGAGTTGCCGGTGCTTGAAGGTGCTACCTGCTGCGTCGAGGTTGTTGTTGATCCGGAGGGTGTTCCTTGCGTACGCATCGCAAGACGTTCCATACGACGAGCCCGCTTGGCTGCCTTTCGTTCCCGCTTGGCTGCCTTGGCTTCGGCTGTAGTCATCGTAGTCCGAGACACCGACGTAACGACTCCACCATGCCGCTGCTTGCCTTTCGCTTTCGGGAATCGGGAGGTCCAGAAACGTGACCGGAGTGGTCTGGGGTTCTGCACCCTTTCGCACTCCGGCCTCCGTGAACGGGATAGTTACCAGGACTTCAGCCTTCAGTTCAGCGATAGGAGAACGCAGGCGGATCTTAGCATTGGGTCGCTCCAGGAAAACCTTGAGCATCCCAGGCTCCGATGCCCATACGATGGTCCCGGTAGTGGTAACCGCCATGAACAGAGGACGATCTTCGTTACGGATGAAGTTCAGACTACGTTCCTTGGAGTCCCACCAGACAACCGCAGCAGCACCAGAGAACTTCTCCTCGAACGTCTTCTTGGCACCGTGGTTGGCAATGGTAGCGCACAGCATGTTGGAGTCCACGTTGTACTTATCATTGCCGTCCAGCAGGTGCAGTCCCCAGGTATCCACGGTGCCGTTATGTACCATGGTGATGTGGTCTACCTGGAAGGGGTGGGCATTTCCATGGTCCGTTTTGTCGCCCATCGTGGCGTAACGGTTGTGACCCATGTAGATGCGAGCCCGACCCTTGTCCAGGAACTCCTTGGTTTCAGGATCAGCCAGGAAGTCGTAGGCATCTACTGCCCGCTTGTGAATTCCTACCTCGTTCTTAACCGGGTCGATCTTGGCCAAACCGGTGGCGTGAGCACCACGGATAATATCCACGGCCAGGAGGGATTTGAGAAGAGCGATTTCGTTATCACTCGCGTTAGTTGTGGCACAGAAGCCTACCAATCCACACATTGTATTTCTCCTTAGTACATATCTGGTTCGATTGTTACGCCGGTATGGCGCTGAAGGTGCTGCGGGTTATCCATCAGCAGTACGAAGGCATCTTGAAGAACCTCTTGGTCCTCCAGAAGGTCTCGTACACGCACTTGGTGACCAATACGACGCAGAGAGGTTACCGCAGTAATCGCCGTATCCAGTCGAACCTGGGTACCTGGGACCATTGCCAAGTTGTACCGCTCTGCTGCACCATCGAGTAGTCGTGAGGTAATAGCGCGAGCAAAGAGCAGCCTACGATCCAAGGCCCGCTGGCGCTCACGTTCCTGCTCCCGGAGACGACGCTGACGGTTCTGTTCATCTTCCAGAGGATCTACCCCGGAGCGAACAAAGCCCATGGTTGCTACCGCGAGAGTAGCACTGGCGATCCCCATTTCACGACCACCCGGAGACATTTCATAGTCCGGAGATACCCCCAGGAAGAATACATCACGGAGATTCACCTCGGAGAGCACCTTTAGGAACTCTTCCAGCGGGGTTTCTGCGTGAGCCATGGCGAAGACCTTGAGACACAACATACGCTGCATCAGGCCTACCATTTCCTGCCGAGTAGTGAGAGCATGGGCCCCACGGAACTCGATGGACCCGAAGTTGTGGGTTACCTGGAGGTTCAAGGCCGAATACTTTGGCCAGGAGGTAAGACCCAAGACTTTCTCTCGGTCACCTTCCGGTGCTAGGATACGGCGACCGAAGGTCTGGGCCAGCCAGTCGTTGCTGAAGAACGGGATGCAGAAGTTACTATCCCGACGATACGGTTGGCAGTGATCGAAGAAAACATCCTCGAATGCCATGTAGGTCAGGACCGTTCGTTCGTACACCGGCCACTCTACATCCCGCATATCCATGTGCAGGTGGGTGGAGCAACGGAAGGTAGGAGCCGGAGGGGTTTCTTCCATCGCACTTACAAAGGATTCAACCCGAGTGATTGCCTTCTGGCCAGAGGCGGGACCTGAGAAGACATACTCCATACCCTCCCGCAGAGAGCCGTCACCCTTCAGATCCCACCCATCCACTTCTGGCCAGTTGTTGAGGCCTTCCAGTTCGACTTCGAAACCGAAGGAAGCAACCGCAGGCAGTTCCTCGTGATGTTCCGGGGCAATGATCTGGTTCTTACGGAACCCTATCTGTGTGCCAATAACTGACATAGCAAGTCCTCCTGGTTCTTGAATTGTTCATCTGCGGACAGTCGGCCATCTACCATCTGACCAACCTTCACCCCCTTCCAGTGAACTACCCCATCCTTGATGAAGAAGTCCCGGTGGGATGGGGCAGAGATCATTTCCTCGGCCTGGGTGAAGATTCGGATCATCATTTCGCCAGTGATGGCCTGTTGGGCATGGTTCAGCAGGATGTTCCTGGGGTCCACACCCTTACGCTGAGTCCGATTGTTCACGAGGAAGGATACATAAGTATCACGAACCCCACGGCCAAAGACGTCATAGTACCCACTGGAGGGCCGCACGCTTTCTACCTCGCTGTAGACAACCCCTCCGTAGTAGTTACTGCCGTCGGGTCGGTACACGTTGCCCAGAAGACGAAACCCATCGAATTGACGGTCGTCACCAATGGACTCGGTATCGTCCACGTACACTACCCGAGGCTCTCCGTCAACCCGGAAGAAGGCATAGGTGGAGGAGTAGTACATGTTGAAGTCCCCGGCCAACCGATGGCGATTATTCAGGTCATTCATACTTCACCCCCAGGGCTTGAAGTGCAGCTACCGCCGCAGCGCCGTCGTTCTCGTTGATGATTCGCTGGACTTCATCACCGGATACGATCGACTTGTACTCCTCCAGGAGGTGCTTGGAGGTGTAGGCTTGCACTGCCATTTCATAGACCCACTCGGTCAGATCGACAGAGAAGATCCAGAAGTTCGACAGGCTACGGTACTCGCCGCCGTAGGGCTTATAGCGCATTGCACCAGCCTTGCCGTACAGCTTCTTACGCTGGGTGTCACCATCGAGGATGACAGACGCCAGGCCCAGGAGGTAGTCACACATCTGCATGACTTCTCGGGTGGTAGCCTTGGTTACTCGCTCGATGTGGCTGAAGCCGATATGGACGTGGCCGCCAGCAGTGCGCAGGGTCGGAGGGGCATCCTTCGGCATCACGTTCTGACGACGAGTCCAGCAGTTGTAGTCCGGCTCGCAACCGAAGACGTAAGCCTGGGGGCCGAAGCTTCGGAGGAGTTCCTCGTCGTACAGGTGAGACGACAGGTTCTCGATGATGTTCATGCCGAAGGGGTGGAGCATCTGGGCACCCAGGAGTCGAACGGAAATGATCCGCTTGACGAACTCTTCCTTGGTGCTGGCCGGGTCGATGTTGTACTCCAGAAGAACGTTGTCTTCTTGGACGGCACCACCGGCTACAGCCAAGGGCGCTTCCTTGGTTCCACCGATGAAGCCGATGACGCTCTGGGGGTTACGGTCGTAGCCGACGAAAACTTCGGGATCTGCACCGATCAGGGGGATTGCGTTGTTCATTGCATGTTCTCCAGTTTTTCGAGGATTTCGGGGATTCTGTAGAGACTGGTGGGTACGACCTCGGACCTTTCCCGACCTGGATCACCTACGTCAATGGTGATTGGGGCCATGATGGAAAGGATTCGGTCATTAGGTACACCTTCGAGACCGTCGCATTCGATCAGGTCATCATCCTTGGTATACCCCTGCCACAACTCAGCGTCGTGATGCTTGAGCTTGTCCTTGAACTCTTCGCGAGTCCGCTCATGGATGCTCTTAATATCGAAGTAGGTGATATTCTTGTACCCACCTACGATACCATCCATGATCTCGCTTATGTAGCTGTCATCCACCTCCCAGCCGTGGCTCTCGCAGCCCTCCCGGTATTCACCAGCAGTCACGGGGAACATCGCCGGATAGCTGTCGCAGTGGGCAGTGCTACCGACCTGAGCACAAGCCGCGAGGGTAAGAAGTTCTGCGTTGAATCCCAGGATTTTATCCTGAGCTTCCTTCGGAATACGACGCATCTGATCCCCGATACCCCAGAGACGATCACCCATACGGAGTGCGCAGATGATTGCCGATGCGTTCTTCTTGAGGTCCACCCGAACGTACACAGCCTGTCGACGGCCAGGGGGGCTGAAGTGGTCAGGATTGGAGAGGTTTTGGGTAGCCCCGTCAGATCCTGTCCACCACTTGGTTGGCCAGTCCTGGGAAGCTGAGAGGATTCCACCGTCGGTGATCCTGTTTACCAGATCACTGTTCAAGAACTCCACCAACTTACCAGCAGTATTCTCGTGGGTAGACACCAGGAGGTGTCCAACCCCGGTCTCCCACACTACATCCCGGAAAGGTCCCGTTTCGTCGCAGAATGCACCGAAGCAGTTGGTATATTCAGCCACGTATTTTACGCAGCAGTGACCAATCTCAGCACCCTCGACATCATAGTACACGTTATGGGCTGCATACATTCCCATTTGATTTCTCCTTGGTTGTCAGAAGTTTTTCTCGATGAAGCCTTCGAGGGCCATTGAGATATCATTTATGCCGCTTCTCCAGCCAATATCACCCATGATCCCCAGCATGACTACTCCGTATTTTTCACAGGTAGGATGAGAAAGGCGGATGAAACCCCCCAGCTCACTATCTACGGTCGTGTAGGGATCTTTCTTTCCGAAGACGGTTGGCTGAGGTGCTATGGTAACTACCTCCACCTTGTCCAACTGGATCTTCAGGAATTCAGACCGCCAGGGTGTGCCCCTTACCCACTCGCGTCCACCTGGGGCATCCCGATTGGGCATCCAACGACCGAATCGAATAGACTCTTCAGCGGACTGGATATAGATATCGCCCTTCTTGATATCCTCCCAATCACTACTGAACATGTAGTTGGTGAGGGGATACCCGGTGTACCCATTGGCTATCAGCCCGTGGAAGGACATTGCGAGGTAGGACTTCCAGAAGCCATGCTTCTCAGCAAGCTTCAGGTGAACCTCCTCTTCACGACCTTGGTAGTCGAGTCCGCTGGAGATCATCTTGAAGAGGAATTTCATGATGGGGTACCAGGAATCCAGGGTGTGTACCTTGGGGTTGAAGTAGATACCGCAGACCCCTTCTTTTCCGTGATGGGTGGGGGAAATCATTTCCGTCCCGTTAGAATACTTCTCGAAGGGTGAATCCTTGGCCTTGCTTTCGTAAGACCAGAAGTGGACCTTCGGGATCTTGAAGGCCTTGCCTCCGATGGTGATGGTCTTGAGTTCACCTTGGGTACACTTGTTGAGTACATCGATGAACTTCTTGCTTCGGCGGGAGCAGATGAAGGTCCAACCGTCGAGCTTATAGCCGTGGGTTACCGGACCTTCCATTGTACCGAAGCAGGAGGAAGAGGTCATTACCTTGAGAGCCTTGCCCTCGCCCTTCTTGGGTTTCATACCGAAGGCATACTTGATACGGGCCATTTGTTTTCTCCTTGGTTGAGTTAGCCAGCAATACCCCCAGGACAGGAATACTAGGGGTATTACTAGCGACCTCTAAGTTACTTAGAAGGTGCCACGGCGCTGTTGCTTGCCTTTGGTCGGTGCCGACACCTTGGTGGCCTTGAGGTTGCCGTTCAGGGTCAATTCACCGTTGGAGCAGAGACGCTCGTAGAAAACCTTACGCTTACCCATTGTTCACCTCCTTAGCGAACGTTGATGAAGGGCATGGCTTGGCCGCCGGTGACGTAGGTGGGCAGCTTGCCGTCCCACTTCTCGATGGCATTCAGTTCTACCACGCCGGGGTTCTGGCGGAGGGCTTCACCCTGGATGCGGAGGCTTTCGGCCTTACCTTGGGCCACCAGGATAGCCGCTTGCTTCTCACCCTCGGCTGCCGCGATAGCCTTAGCTGCCTCGGCCTGGGTCTGACGAAGTTCGTTCTCGCGCTGCATCGCCGTCTGAGTGGCCTTGATCTTGGCATTGATCGCCTCGACCACCTGCGCCGGCAGGCCGATCATACCGTTGAGGTACAGGCTTTCGACGATGATGCCACGGGTGGAGAAGTGCTCACGGACGGCAGCTTCGACTTCCTTCACGAAGGCTTCCTTGCCCGGACCATAGATGGCCTCGGCGGACTTCTTGCTGCTGGCGTTGTTCACGGCGTTACGGACCACCTGCGGCACGTTCACGCTTACGATCTCGTTCATGCCCTTGCGGTAGGTCTGGAACAGCAGGGGTGCGCTACCCGGAGCAGCCCGGAGGGTGACGCCGATGGGGAAGTCCAGCTTCAGTCCGTCCTTGTCCTGGGCAGTAACCACCGCCAGATCGAAGTTCTGGTTGAAGGTGGGGAACTTGAACAACTCCTCGTTGGGGGTCAGGAACTTCCAGCCGACCGGGGTTTCCTTCAGATCGACACCCTTGGAGTCGCCCATCATGTTGACGACGACGCCGGTATAGCCAGCGGGAACCTTGGAGCAACCTGCGGTGATTGCGAGAGCAGCAATGGCCAGGAGGCCGAGGATTTTCTTCATAGGGATTCCTTACTTGTAGAGAAGAGGGGTGATGTAGACCATGCACAATGCGATGAACATGACGAACATCAGTACATAGAAGCCCCAATCATGCGGGGGCTTACCTGGGTGGCCCAGCAGGCCGTCTATCTTATGTATGTTGTCGTAGAGATCAGAGGTATCTTCTCCGATGCCCTCTAAGTCCTTTCGGATTGCCTCACGGAGGCGGCCTCGCTTCTGTTCCGTCATAGTACATCAGACCTTCACCTTGAGAGTTTCACCCTCGGGTATCGCCACGAAATACACGGGGAGTTCCCGAGGGTGTATGTACAGGACACTCCCATTGCAGATGTTTACCATCGGGATGGTGAGGTCCTTCCAGGATTCCGAACGAAGATAGATCTGAGAATCGCGCTTACGTTCGAAGTAAAGAGGGATCCTTGGCCCCTTACTACTTCTTGTTACCGTGGCCATACTACACCCCCTTCTTGCCAGTGAGCTTACCGGCGTAGGAGTACAGATGGCTGACAGCCCAGAGGGAGTACAGGATGGAAAGGACCAGGAGGCCGGCACCCATGGCGTTCATCAAGGTGTTAGCCGGGGACAGCATCTGGGGTACTACCCAGAGGATGCTTATCCATGCGGGGATAGCCAGGAGCATTACCCGAGTGTAGAGCTTGAGGACCATTGTTCTTACCTCTTTCTTAAGATGAAGAAGATAGAAGGTAGAACCTTAGGTACCTTAGGGATATAAAGCAACCCCCGGCACCTTAAGGTTATTATACCACACTTCCAGCAGAATGTCAAGGCCTAGATGTTACAGACCTTTACAGAGCTTGTCGAGGTACTCCGAGTGCTCGACGGTACCGGGGTAGTCCTGCAACCCACCGTACATGCGGCAGAGGACACCGTGGTTGATGAGGATTTCTGCCGCAGCTTGCACGTTGATGACGTGAACCCGAACCTTCGTCGAGTGATTGGCGCTGGATGCCCAGGGGTTGTAGTGGCTGCCCATGCGGCGGAGGATGGTATCGGCTACCACCTGCTCGTTATTCACCGTGAAGACCATCGTACCGTGGCCCTCATTGGATTCACGACGGATTGCGCCGATCAGTTCCTGGGCGAAACCACGGGGGCTGAACCCGTTGGAAGCGAGTCCGGCGTAATGGTCAGCGGTACCCGAGGGGCCCATGCCGATGTAGATTTTGGCGGTACAGCAAGAGGGAAAGTCTTTGCGGTTCATTAGTAATCTCCTTTGATTAGTCGTTTGGCCGCACGGATGGTGGTAGCCAAAGGTTTCCAGATAACAACCGAGAAGCACATCCAAGGTAGTGACACTGGCCACAGGATACCGAGGATGATTGAAATGTCCTGATCCTTCTGGCTCATCCTTCCATGCTCATCGCAGTTTGCCGCCAACCCGGCGATGCCAGCCACGAGCAAAGATAAAGCCATATAGATCAGGATCGCTGGGATTATCAGGAGGTATGTCATCATTTGCTGCGGACCACCTTCCGATGTACGTCACCACAACGATCACACCTCAGGTCGTAATAGTGGCAGAGTTCCACTAACCGCCCCTTGTGACGAATCTCGTAGGGTCCACCATCAAGTATCTTGTACCGATGGACACCCAAGAGACACCAAAGATTACCGAGATCCATCACCAATCCCTCGCGCAGTTGCAGCAACGACCCTCTTTGGGGCCGAAGACTGGCATACAGTGGGGGCAAGGCTCACCAGATTGGATCATAGCCTCCCTGGCGTTCCGCAGGTAAGCCGATCGGCTGGACTCCATACCTACGGCAGCTAAGGTGAAACCAAGCTCACCACGGGGCTCCTGGGTGCCTTCCTGGAGGCTCATGTTGAACCCCCGCTTTTCTACACGACGCTTCATGCGGCGCTCCTGGGCCATTATCTGGCCTATCATGGGTTTATTCTTCATACGGACCCCATACCCTGGCGGACACGTGGAACTCCTTCGCTGGGTAGAGTTCCCCGATGCTGGGTATGGCCTGGGCTTCGAGGATGCTGAACCCGCTCTGGCTGATGATGACAACCTTATTACCTTCCTTGAGGAAGACAAGATCGCCGGAGTTTTTAGGATTCACATAAACCCCATCCGCTCGCTTGCTGATGTGAAGGTCGTTCCGGGGTCGGGACGCTGCTACAGTGAAGGTAGTGTTTGTCATGGGTCACCTCAGTGGACCCGATGAACCTTGTGGTCCACCGGAATTCCGAGTTCGTAAAGGGTTTCGGTGATGAACTGGCCGAAGTTGATGACCTTCAGGTGGAATTCACCATCGGGACTGGCCAACCAATAGACTTGTGGTTCAGTGGATTTCATAGACGATACCTGCACGTTTGCCGAAGATCGACACACGGATGTGGGTCACGTACCAACTAGGGTACACCTTGGGGTTAGGCTGGAACCTGCGGATGCTGACCAAGGACTCCAACCAGAGGAATAGATACAGGGCGGGCGTCATAGTACACACCCTAGGCCGGAGGGCCGAACCGATGGACTTCGACCTCTGCGTACTTGACAGTCACGGGTAAGAACCCGCAGTTAACGTCGCTGCTGAAGAATACATCGCCCTCAGGTCCGCCGAAGATTTCGCAGATGAAGAATTCATCATTAAGCTCCAGGTACTGGAAGACTTTGGGGTTCTTCTTCCCGGCATCCACTGCGAAGATATACAGGCAACCCGGCTCAAGGTCATTCCACATCACAACCTTGACCTTACTGGTAATCATGTTGTATTGGAGTTTCATGGTTATACCTCGTAACAATTCAGCTCGGCAGTTACTGGGTATACCAGACTCGCCGGAGGCATGTAAATGACGTTGCCAGTCTTAAGGTTAACAACGGCAACTTCATCAGATTCACCCTTCATCCTGATGCTGCGGAGTTCGCAGACCATGTACACACCCTCATTCATACGGAAGGTTTGGGACTTAACCAGAGAACTGAGGGTTACTCCGTTGCGTGGCCACACCTTGATATCCATGGGGCTACCTCACGATGCAAAATGGATGCTGTCCAATGTCGAGGACAGGACGAAGAGAACCACCCACGCTACCAGCAGCAACCCATTGGAACGTGAGCGTATGGCGGCACATGCAATATACTTCCATTCCATCACCGCGCCCTGTTCTTAACCAAGGATGCCCGCTTGGCACGGAGTTTGTTCAACTCCAGGGTTTTACCAAGGTGGTTGCCGCTGGAGTTAGTCAACTCCCGAGTTACCTTAGCAATCTTGCGGTCGATAGCCTCGATGGCTTGCATGTTGCGGCTGACCTTACGATAGTCGTTGCGTTTCACGGGATAGTTTCCTTTGTTGATTTCCCAAGACGCCCCAGCCTGCAACCATAGGTTCGGTGGGGGTTTCGGCCAGGAATCACCATGGCCTCATCAGTTGGGTCAGTTGATACCCATCTCTTCCTTCCAGTCACGGAAGAAGAAGTATGCGATGCCGATGCTGGATACGATGATAGCGATGGTCATTTGCTAAGTTTCCTTATGAGTTCCTGGCGCTCAACAATCCACCTGGGATCGGGATGCACCCGGATCATCCTAGTGAGTTTCTTGAGACGGTTAATCATTTGGGCACGTTCATGGGCCGCTTCGTAGGGTGACTTCATTTGATCCACCCGCAGAGGCCCATACAACGGCCTTCCACATAAACACCGCAGGCGAACTTACCATCGACGAAAGCCCAACGGTAAACCACCTGTTCAACCCCATTGCTATTGTAAGAACGGGAGTTACAACGACCTTGCACGTAATCGTTTGTAACAGCTACCAGAAAGCTACCAAAAGGGGTCCACATGGTTTTATCCTCGGTTAGTTCATCCATACAATACACGGACCTACCATGTACTCTAGGGAGTAACCAAGGGGCGCGTCATAGTACGCCCCTGGCCCTGGCCGTTAGGCCGCTTCGTATGGTAACTTCATTTGATCCACCCGCAGAATTGTCTATCGCTACAATGCACGGACCTACCATGCACTCTAGGGATAGACCTGGGGCGCGTTATAGTACACACCCCAGGCGCACCCGGCGTTACGCTGCCTTCGCTTCGTCCTTGACTTCCAGTCGTTGGATGATAGCGATACGCTCATCCGCTGCCTTGAGCTGGCCCTTGTCGATGGCGCGCTGTACCTTGGCCTTGAAGACGGCTATGGCCTCGTCGAGGGAGAACTCGTCGGCCACGTCACGCTCTTTCTTGTACTTGAACCATGGTTTCTCGGCTGCACGCTCCAGTCGAGTAGCCTTGTCCTTGGCGAAGACGAACGGGAATTCCTTGGCCTTTTTCTTGTCGGTATTGGCCTCGATCTTGCCGTTGTCCACGAACCAATGGGCCAGGGCCAGCCGGCGGGAGCCTTGCGGCATCGCGTTGAACAGCTTGCAAGCCAAGGACACCTCGCCATGCTCATCGATATGTTTGAGGATATCCAGACCGGTAGTCTGAATCAGTTTGTCCAGAGATGCACCACGCTGGGCGATGGTCTTGATGATGCCGTTGATACGCTTGTAGTCGCTCATAACTTATACCTCGGGTTTGATGTGGGTGACGGGGGAGTTCTTGCACTTGCTAGGCTTGTACCAATTGCGCAGCTTAGTATCCTCGCGATTACGCCAATCGGTATTCATCAGAGCCTTTCGCTTGCGTGCTCCAGCCTTTTCCTGAAGTGAAACATACTTACTGTCCAGGATTTTGTTACAATTAGAAATGATCCCGAACTTCTGTTCTGCCCGCTGCTGAGCTTTGCCAAGGTGCCCAATGTTCAGACCTTGGGCACGAGCCTTGCGACTAGCCTTGCGGCGCAGCTTCTTATCGATAGCAGCGTTCATCGTTTCATCCTTTTGGAATCATCAGCCGGGACACGCATCCCGATACGATAAAGGGGTTAGTCGGCAAACCTTGGCATTGGCGTAGCCGGCCCCTTTCCGCGTTAGTATCGCTGTTATGGTCTGTCCTCTGGCTATCCTCGGGAGTCTTCGTGTCTACTCATCCCTACCTTCGCCAGTATCTACCAAGCTTCGCCCTCTGCGCTAAGCCATTGATACTAACCCAACATACTGTCCATCACGATTCCACCATGGACTCTGCTAATTGTTTACGCTGGAGCAGGCAA